TAACGTCAAGCTGAACGCAGGCTTCCGAAGGACAGCACAGTTCACCAGCAGAAAATGTCATTTCAAATCTCCATTAAACAGACGCGGAAACGGAATCTGAAGTCGACTCCGACTGCTTGTACGTCCCACGGAAAACAAGACTATAAACGATCACACCACCCGTGCCACTGCGAATCGACGAAGTTGCGTTTCCTCGCTGGCAAAAACATCCACAAGTCCCAACACTCACGCAACCGGCTGCGAACAGCCAGTCCTCAATGAGCGTCCGGTACTCCTGAGCTTTCTTCTGCATCGTGTCAGAAAAGTAAGCCTTGATGTCCACCGTGTGACTCTTCTGAACTGAGGACGATGTCCGCAGCCCAGACTGAGTGTCAATCTTCACCACGACATACGGAAGACAATCCGAACATCGCTTCTCATTCAGAAAGTGGTTCTCGCTCTTGATGGTCGTGCAGTTCAATCCCCGAAGGGTTTCAAGAACTGCGTCTTCGATGCAACATGACATCTGACTTCCTTACGACAACCAAATTCTCAAGTGCCACTCCATAATCCCGGATCACGACGGCTTCGGCGATCTCCGGACTCAAGGCATTAACCTCAATTGGAGTTCCCGCGCCGTAAACAATGTACTTCATCAATTCGTTCCTTCGAAGGCTGCTTTGGCTGCGATAGCCATTTCTGGCTTCGCAGTGCCGTAAATCTCATCGACCCACGGATGACCATTCCGATCCCAATTCAGCAAATAGTTCTGTTCACGAAATGCCACATGACTCGGCAGGAATCCTACATAGCCATTGACGATTCCGAAAACGTCATCTGCTCCACCTTCGATGTAAGTCGCCAAATAATCAGTCTGAACTGAAGCAAACCCGCTCTCGGGACGATTATTAATCTCTCCCTCTCCAAAAACTGGACCCCATCCTCCAGTCCTATGCCCCAAGTATCGATGCGGAATTTCTCCTTGCCCTGAATGCGGAGGAGCCTGAAATCTCTGCAGCCTGACTCGATAAGCCTCCGCCAGACTTTCCGCAGCAACGCCGATCGCTGCCGTCAACTTCCGGTTCAGCATCTCGATCACCCGATCGCTATGATCCTCGTACCGAGCAGTCAGCACTTTCCTTCTCCAGTCCAACTTTGAACGGAACAAACTTCCCTTGATCTGATACCCTCGTGATCTTGTAGGAGCCAGTCTTTGTCTTCAGTCGATGTCTGGCCGAGGGTTTGTCACTAAGAGGCCATTTGACCAGATCTCCGGAATACTGGTAGACCAGATCCCGTCCGTCATTCCTCGACTGAATCTGCCCTGTCTCTGCGTAGATGCTCCCCTTGATTCTCGCAACTCGCCGGTAAACCGTCTCCTGACTGCAGTCGCAGTCTTCACAGTCTTCGACGAGTACATCGATCGTCTCCGTCAGCAGGAAACACGCCGCAACCGACCGAGCCCACAACTTCCACACGCAGAACGATGCCAAATACTCGGTCGCATAAACAACCCACTCACCACCGTCCGCATCCGTGATCACCGCTCCCGCGCCAACATCGACCGCGTTCTCCTGAGTCGATAGCCGGAAGATGCGATCGCTCATATGCACGTTCGTGTGATTGTTCGTTGCCTCGAACTTCACGCCCTTGGATCTGGCTGACAGGAACTCTGTCGATGCTCCGCAATACTCGAGAGTAATCACGACGTAGTCGCAGAACGCCGTCAGCCAACTCGTGCAGCCGCACGGGATTTCCAGACAACACGATTCCGAAGCTGACTCGCTCATCGCCGATACCTGCGATTCCTCCGAATCATCGGAGTCGTAATGCAAACATCACCAATGCAACTCACCGGAGTCACACACGGAACATGCACAAACTCGAACAAGTCAGTGGACGAACCACACTTCTTCGCTTTGTACAAATCCGTGTATGTCTTCAGTACGTCAATTTTTGCCTTCAGGCCTGGAGTCCTGTCCTCGGAAGTGTCGCCCTCTTTCGTGATCGAAGCCGTACACGAAGCTGCTGTGATCTCTTCCGAAAGATCACAGATCTTCTGTTCCAACTCTTCACACGAAAGACAGCTTGCCACCGCACATCTCCTTAGACCTCAACAATTCGCCATTCACGTCCACTGTTCGGAGACGGCGCACAGATCTGTGCGAATTCCTTCTGGAATTCCGTCTCGTCAATCGGCTTCAGGACTGGCCACTTCAATTCTTTGTCACGCTCGACTTCCGTCCGGATCTTCGAGAACGATTCAAGGTATGCTTCCTTGACCGCGATCTCGCTGATCGGCTTCTTCGACTTCACTACCTTCGTTGGTCCGCCAGGACAACGAACAGCCCACATCGTGCTACTTGCCATTCTACACCTTCCTTCATGAACTGGAAACAAAAAGAGCGACGACGATCACTCGCCGTCGCTCTTCGATTCGTCATCTGCTTACCGCAGACTATGTTGAAGCACTGGAATCGCCGGTCAGCCAAACAGCCTTCTGTGGCTCTTTAACGTAGGCGTATCCCTTGCTGATACTGTCGTACTGAGCCACGATCCGACGACGTTGAGCTTCTTCGCTCAAGTTCAGTCGAGTCACTGCTGGGCGAATCTGATAGACCCACGCCATGAACTCAGGAATCTTACCGAAGAAGATCCACTCGTTCGCCTGAGCCTGTGTCAGACTGTATCGTGAGACGATCGCTGAGATCAGTCGCTGATACTCGATCGGGCTGAATGTCATCCCGTTCGCAACTTCAGGGCTCATGAAGTAATGAACCGTGTCGCCAGATCCCGGACAGGTCGCATCCTTCTCAACGCTGGTTGCGTTAAGGAGAGGAAGAATCCGGTCTCGAGTTCGCTGACTCGTATACACGTTCAGATTCGTCACGTCGACCGACATCGGGCGACCGTGAACCAAGTCTGTCATGTCGTAAAACAGGTTCTTGACAGTCTGCAGGTCTTCTCCGCAGGTCAGCGTCAAAGAGGCCGCGTTGATCCAAGGTCCGCCTGAACCATCGTCGAACGGAGTGCCTGTCGCGCCATCTTCGTAGAAGATGTCGTACAGAGTTCCGCTGCGATCGTAAGTCGCGTTGTAGCCGATCAAAGTGTCGACCAGCTTTTCTTCGCGGTACAGGTTGTGAGCGTCAGCAATCTTCGGAACCTGCTGAAGAGCAAATCCGTTTGGATCCTTGCAGAGTGCTTCGCGAGTAAACGCGATGCCTGCTCCGACAGTCTTGCCGTTCGGATGCTCCAGATAATCTGAAGCAATGCCGTACAGTGGGCTTGGCTCAAGTTCGCACAACTCATGAACCTTGATGTCACTGAAGACACCCCAGTCCTTGAACGACTCTTCGCACTCGCCACGGCTCTCAACCGGAGTGATCGCAGAGAGCTTGTACTCTTCGCGAGGATTCTCCTGCAACGAGTAGCGGATGGTTCGCTGAACCATCTGATTGAACGTGCCGCTGGTCACGATGGCTTCCATCGCGTCCGAGCCCATGTTCATGATCTTCTCTTTGAAGTTCGGCCCGAAGTCCTGCTCAACGCAGAAATTCAAGTCGATATCGAAAGGCTTGATCTGCTTCGATTCAAGAGCCTCGTCGAATTCTTCCAAGACCTGCTCGCCGTGCTTCTTGTAAGCGTCAACGACTTTTTTCGTGAGTTGGCGATTCGCCATTTTTCTGTCCTAGTCTGAACCTTGGAATCACCACCAAATTATGACTTGAATTCAACGAGAGCGTAAGCCTGGCTTTCAGTTCCGCTGTCGTTCACAGCCTGGAAGATTTTCACTCCAGCAGTGTCGCTCTTCTGAATCGTGTCGTTGCTCAACAGATTCGATCCGGCAACCTTGCCGAAAGTGAATCCCTGTCCGCGAGTCCAAGTCGTCGGAGCCGCAGCACCGTTAACATCCACAATCTTGTAGGCTCGCTGGAACGTCGATCCTTCGCGATACAGAGCGAACGGGATGCAGTCCGGAGAGTCGTTGCAGACACCGTCGTCGGAGTCGATTGACTGCAGGTTCACACCCTGGAATTTTGCTTTCGCGGCAGTCTGCGTGGTCGCGAGATTCGTGTCCCATGCCTGATCCGTCTGGATCAGTGCAGCTTTCAGAACTCCAGTCGCACTGTCGCTTCCGAGGAAGTCGCCAGGGCACATATCAACCAGAGTGTCAGGAGGAGTCATGTGACGGATGTCAGTGACCGCAGGAACCTGACCGTACTGGTGCATTACTTCTAAACAGCGTGGCATGTTTCGCCCTTTTCAAACAAACGAACCGAAACGGTCAGTGACTACTTGCCAATCCCAAGGTCCGCCAGAAGCGTACCCTTCTTGTAACCGGCCTTTGTTCCCTGCGTCGGACGGTAAGCTGGCTTCTTCGCCTGCTCTTCCTCTTCCTTGACAGGGGTTTCTTCTGTGTCGTCCGGATTGTCGTCAATCAGCATCGGGCTGATCTTCGACAGAACCGAACTGAATTTCTTGCGAGCCCCTTCCTGCATTTCGCAGGCGCACTCAACGATTTCTTTCATCAAAGCATCTTCGACGGTAACTTCCTCGAAGATCTTTGCGAACTCAGCAGACACTTCGCTCTGCAACTTCTCAGTCGCTCGCTCGGCTTCCAGTGCGTCCAGACGAGCCTGAAGGCTGTCCTTCTCTTTCTTCGCCAGTGCGAGCGCGGACTCAGTCGCGTCAGTCGCCTGTGATTCTTCGAGAATTGATTTCACGAGTTCTGGATGCTTGTCGCGGAGTGTCTTCAGGTCCATGATCTCTTCTTCCTCTGATTCGAAAATGCCAGCAGTTGTCGCTGGCTTCGTGACAATGTCGACAGACCGGAGAACTTCGATGGATTCGACAATCATGTCCCCGTCGGCACCGACTTTTCCGGACTTGATCGAGGAGTTAATCGACATTCCCAACGACTTCGGAGCGTTCACCACGTCCCACAGGAACTGTTCTGCAACAGCATGTTTCGGATTGAAATGCACGTCCCCGAAGTAACCTTCGCCAGGACGGTACTCAACCTTCTGACCGACAACAGCGAATTTGTCCCGATAGGAGCGACTGGTCGTTGCTGTCGCTGGATGATCGATGTAAATCGATGTCCCCGGCAGTAACTTCATCGCTGACTTCTGAACTCCGGGTGTGTCGTAGTTGCGTTTGTTGAGACTTCTCAACCCCAGCAACTTGACTCCCCGGATAATTCCCCGCTCTCGATCAATTCGATCTTCAGCAATGGCTTCGAACGCATCTTCTGTTACGAGGATGTCACTCATTTGGTTCCGCCTTTGCCGCCCTTCGGTTTCTTCTTAGATCCGCAGCCACATCCCATGGCACTCTCCTTTTGTCAAATCGCCAAAATGACAATAAGTCATTTTGTACGAACTTGACAAGTTCGGTGCAACCGAATTTACACGTTTCGCGTCGGATCTTTCTTCGAAACGCCCTTTTCTTTCATCGGATCAGCTTTATTGCCCGCCGTTGGGCCGGGAGTGCCCATGTTTTGCGGTGCTTGGGGCGATCCCGCTGGCAACGGAAGCTCTGCCGCCATCTCCAACTTCCTCTGCGCGTTCTCGGCGACCGACTCCAGCCCTTCCGGAGCCAGAACCGTCTTGTTCGCGACGATCCCTCGATCCCACCAGTCTTTCATCACCTCGTGATCTTCCTGACGATTCCTCGTCTGAACTCGCGGTGGCTTGATCTCCAGCACAATCTGCATCACGTCTGCCACCGTCAGGTCATACTCTCCTGACTCCGCAGCGTACCACAGAGCCTGCTTCAGAATCCGCAGGTCTTCCTGAACCATCAAGCTCTGCTCATACCGCATCGCCTTGTGGAACGGCCCCTCCGAGACCAGCGTCGACGCGAAATTCCCCTCGCTGACGTTTGCCGTCAGCATGAATTCCGGCAGTTTCATGCCAGCAGCACACGAGCGGAGCAACGAAACCAGCGTTTCAATGTGGTTGCTGTTCCCGGCGCCCGTCTCTGGAAACTCGTACTTAATCTGCGATGGGATTGTGACGACTGCTGCTGACGGAAAGTCGAATGTCTCTGACTGCCCGCTGCTTCCGCCGCCATTTTGCTGCGTGTTCAGGTAACTCTTGACCGAATCGCTGGAGGGATTGCCCATAATCGTGCGGATCGCACCGAATGCCGCCTGAAACGAACTCGTCCGCATCAGATTGGCCAGCAATTTCTTCGCGAAGATCAACTCTTCGCGTACCGGCCAGTAAAGCGTCAATCCTCGAGGATCTGCTGACAGCACGTTTCTCTTGCGATGCTGAACCAGAATCTGATCCTGCGACTCTTCCATCTGCGGTATCGTGTCGCCCCGGTAATCGGCCAACACGTTTTTCCGGGTGACAAACCGCAGATCCGGATACCACACGTCCTTCAGGAAGTACGCGACCGGCTTTGCTCGCAAATCATTCGTCTTCCGGACGCCCAGCGAATCGAAGTATTCCTTCGAAGCATCATCCGGGTCGACGAAACTGCTCCTTGGATCGTCGTCGAGATCCTGCGGTTCGCCAAAGTAAACCCGGACCATCCCGTCGTCGTCGTAACTCAGCAGGTCGAACACCTCGCCGTGCCGGTCGCATCGCTGACTGACTTC